TGGAGGTGTATAGTATTCATGTTTAATTCCATTAATAATATCTTCTAATGCTGAATAACTCATGTTACTGCCAAATTCTCTATCCATAATATATTTTCCTTTAAAAGTTATCTTTAATATAATCAACAGAATTAATTATAATTTCTGTATCATCTAATTTATCTACATTAACCCATGTTAAAAACTTACTTCTAAAAGTGTTATCCTCTAGCAGTAATGAAAAATCAACACAAGTTAAACCCTCTATACTATTTAAAATCTTATCTACTCTTGTCATTATTTATACTCCCTTTTAATAACTTGCTCGTAACAATCTAATTCATAACCTAGTCTTAACAAGTCTTTATTTATAAATACCTTTGCCATATTCCATTCGCTATCAGTCCTACATGAATTTTTGCTATCATATACTTCTTTTTGTAACTTATTTATTTTTTCAAATTCTGATTTATTTATATACATTCTGTTATCCTTTATTAAAGATTATATTGTTTAATAATTTGATTTAATAAAAATCTAGCAAATTCAACTCTATCTTTATCATCACCATTTATTTCATCTTTTAACCATTTCATTCTGTTTATTAGTTCTTTATTCATTTTGTTATCCTTTATCTTGTTAATAAAATTTAACTACAATGTCATTAGAGCATATGTTAAATAAGATTGTCAATAACTATTTAACTATCTTTGATTTATTTTACTTATCACTCTTTTATAAATATCTACTTTCTAACTATTGACAATACTCTTTTTATCTGATAAAATCGTTTACATTGTTTTTGTTTTTGAGTAGCAATACTCAATCGTAGCCTCCAAGCGGAGATTGAGTTAGTAGCATGATTTTATCAAGACTGATTAACCAAAAGCTAATAACTATATATTTAAAAATACTATTAAACATTTAAAAAATATCCTTATTACTTCTATATTAATGTTAATTATTAGTTTAATTCTCATTATGTTTTATTCTCTTATTTTATTATTAATCACTTGATTGTTAATTGTTTTTACTGTATAATACCTATCATATAGGGGTATTTTATACCCTAAAGAAACATAGTTTTTAATGTTTCTAATATAAAATTAGAATCAAAAGATATGTAAGAATTATTTTAAGGCTCGTATAGAGTCTTTTTTTTATTGTATAGTAAGGGTTCAGTAGACGTAAAAAAACCCCGTAATGAACGATTACAGGGCTTTAATTTTAGGTATTTATACTAATTCAGGTTCTTTTATTGTTAAATCTACATGAATATCAGTATTAAACCTATCTGATTCTTGATATTTATTTGCTATATATTCAAAAATATAAAGTGTTAAAATATTATCTTGATTCATAATGGCAGAATCATATTTATAATAAGATATAAACCCGTCTCTTGATTTACAAGAATCTTTTAAATATTCTAAAAAATTCTCATCTTTTTTAAAATGTTTAATTAATTTATTCTCATCTGTTTTTGATATAAAACAATCAATCTCATCATTAGAGTAATTATAATAGTTAGGAGAATATAAACTTATATCATGAATCTTGATATTTAAATTATATTCTGATTCTATAAAATCAAGATAATAATTTACATATTGATTTATATATTGATTATACATATCTTTATAATCAAAATTATAATCTGATTCGGTTAAATCTGTATCATTATAATCATTTTCCATATATACATAAGATTCAATATCATTATCTATAATGGCAGAATGTATAGTTTCATAAAAACCACCAAATTTAATTACAGTTTTAATTTTATTATTTAACATTATTAACCCCTTATTTATTAAGTTTATAATCATTAATGAATTTTAATTCAGAATAATTTTTATAAATCTTTTTTATATCTGATTTTGGTAGATTAAAAACACTTGATAGACAATTTATTTCATTATCATCATAAAGATAATTTTTATCATTTAAAGATTTATTCATTTCTGATATGCAATATAAAACTTTATTTAATTTTAATTCTGTTTGATTTGATTTAAATTTCATTTTTAACCCCTATTTTATAATTGTTAATATTTGATTGTATTTTATATATATCATAAGACATATTATTTATAGCTGATTCATAACCATAATAAATATTATCTGACATATCATAATCAAGATGACCATAATTATCATTGTAATTTTTTAAAGCATTATTACAGTTAATTTTCATATTTTTTAAATATCCTTGATATTGTAATAATAATAATTTGCTAGTATTTTTTAATAAACTCATTTTTATACCCCTTATAAGTAAAAAAAGGGTTGAATATATCAACCCCTTTAATATTAATTTAAATTATCTAGTTTAATATTACCTAGTTTAATATCTTTTTTAATGTCATTAGTAGACATATTAAGAAACATATTACGATATTTAGACGTAGTTTTTGAATAATCCCAATAATGAGAATCTAAAGTAATATTATTATCATTATCTACTTTAGCAATAATAGAATTATAAGACTGAAAAAATCTAGCTGTATCTGTTAATATTTCAAATTGATTAGCTACATTGTTTCCTGATTTACTTATTAAGTTTGATACTTTCATAATTTAACCCCTTTAAAAGTTTATATTGTTAAAAGATTTTAACAGTAATTAAAATAATATACAAGATAAAAATATCCTTGTATATCAAGTAATTAATAATTAATAGGATTTATAAGCCGTTATTAAAAATTAATTTCAAAAGGCACTTTTTAAAATGCCTTTCAAGATTAATTATTTTACGAATGATTTTAGATAGTCAGGATTAACAAGAGGTGTTGAATCATCTTTATCTTTAGAAAAATCATACTCTAATTTTTCACCTCTCGAATTTTTAGCAATTAAAGTATCATGAATAGAATATTTTAAAAATTCTCTTTGTGGATTAGGGTCTTCAGCTAGAACCCTTGTAAGATATAAATCTTCGTATGTATCATTTACATCTAATGAAACCTCTTTATCATCTAAAAGGGTATGAGAATAAGTCCAGCCATTAATACCCTTGTAATAAGCGTCAATAACTGTTATTTGGTCTTTAGGATAAAACATATTTTTATTACTCCTATCTAATTAATAAACTGTTAAATTGTTTTAACATTGTTATTTTATAGTAATGAGATAAAAAAGGTAAAAAAAGATTGATATTATTGATTTAAATTACTTATCACCAAACTTAACGATAAGTAAAACTTATCAACACAATCGCTTCAGAATCAATTAAAATAACATAAGTAATATGTTAGTATCAAAAATAACTAAAGTTTGTTAAACTAGCTTTATGCAAGTTATAGAGCTATATAAGTAAAACTTATTAATAGCAATTTATGATAAGTAAAATAAATTAGACAAGAGACAAAAAACATGAGTGAAATAAATTCAGGTAAAATCAAGATTGTAGTAGATACGAATGAGAATCATTCGCATTTGCCAGTGAAAAAGAAAGTAGGTCGACCCGCACACCTTAAATCAGTAGACACCCAAAAAAAAGTTTTTGATTTAGCTACAGTAGGTACTAGGTATGAAGATATTGCATTAGTCCTCGGTATATCAGATGACACGCTAACAAAGTATTACAAACCAGAGCTAGAGAAAGGTCGCATAGAAGCTAACGCTGCTGTTGCTGGGACATTGTTTGAGAAAGCAAAGCAAGGCGATACTAGCAGCATGATATTCTGGTTAAAGACAAGAGCACAGTGGAGTGAAAAAAATACTACAGAATTAACTGGAGAGGGGGGTGCACCCATTAATATCAAAGTAGTAACAGGAATAGATTAAAAAACCCCAGTACCCAAATTTTTTAGGAATAAAATATGCCAAATTATAGTGAATCAGAAATGAGAAGATTAGCAGCAATGCTAGGTAACACAAGAATAGCTGAAGGTGCAATGACTAATAGAGATGCAGAGTTATTAAGACAGTCTATGACAAATAGAATCCCACTGGCTCAAGCAGGTTCTCAAGGTGTAATGACAAATCAAGATGCAGATAGAATAATGCAAAATTTAGGGAATACACAAACAACTAATATATTGCCCATTCCTATGAATGAAAACAATATGCCTATGTTTAATACAGATGCAGAATATATGCAGTATTTAAATGAATATGACCCAGCCATGTTTAATGAGATGCAAAATACTTATTACAATACAAGAGGAACAATGGGTGAAGGAAAAATAGAGCCTATGAATTTTATTAAAGGTTTATTAGGATTATAATTTAGGAGATTTATATGTGGTCATGGCACTGGATTTGTGGTTGTCACTTTGGTTTTGAATGGTATCAAGACATGAAGATGGATGACTCTAAAAATAAAAGGTATTTTGAATACTTTATTATTGATGTAGGATGTTTACGCATACAGAAATGTAAACAAGTGGAGAATGTGTAATGAAACCAATGAAAAAACCAATGAAGAAAAAACCAATGAAAAAAGGCAAGAAGAATTACGCAGATGGTTTGAGTCTATAGGAGACTGTGTATGAGCTTATATGAAAATATAAACAAAAGAAAGAAAGCAGGAACAAGTAGACCTAAAAGTAAATCTACTATTTCAGCTAAAGCATACAAAAATATGAAAGCTGGTTTTCCAAAAAAGAAAAAGAAAGCTAAAAAGAAATAGTGGTAGCAAAGAAAAAAGTAAACCTGTCTGTAGGTAGAGGTGAAAAACGCTCTGTTAAGCAGGGTGCAGGATTGACAGCAAAAGGTAGAGCAAAATATAATCGTGCTACTGGCAGCAAATTAAAAGCACCAGTAACAGGTAAGGTTAAAGCAGGTAGTAAGGCAGCAAAAAGAAGAAAGTCTTTCTGTGCCAGAAGTAAAGGCTGGACAGGTGAGCGTGGAAAAGCAGCCAGAGCCAGATGGAAGTGTTAAGCAAATCAGAAAGAAATAAAATAGCCAGTAAAATCTGGAGAGCTAACAACCCAGATAAGATACGCAGCAAGAATTATAAAGATAGATACGGCATTACATTAGATGATTACAATGTCATGCTAAAAAAACAAAAACATAGATGTTATTTATGTGGCAGTCATAATGATGACACCAAGCTATATGTAGACCACTGCCATACAAAAAAGACAGTAAGAAAGTTATTATGTCAGCATTGTAATACTGGATTAGGTCAGTTTAAAGATAATGTAAAAGTGATGAAAAAAGCAATAGAGTATTTAAAACAATTTTAATGGTAAGCAGCCCTTGTAATGGTGTTTGTAGAATTATAGAAGAAAGTAATGGCGTAGCCAGATGCACTTCTTGCAAACGAACTTATGATGATTTAGAACAATGGTTATACTTATCAGAAGAAGCTAGATTAACTAGGATGGAACAACTAAAAAAGGAGTAACGACCTCGCAAGAGAGTTACTAATTAGATGGCAAAACAAATAACAACTGGCTATAAGCCAAGAGAACCACAAAAAGAAATACACAAGATGGTTAAAGATAATCGTTTTAGTGTTGTGGTTGCTCATAGACGAATGGGTAAGACAGTTTGTGCTATTAACCAACTGATACATAGTGCATTGAACTGTGATAAACCTAATCCTAGATTTGCTTATGTAGCACCAACCTACAATCAAGCTAAAAGAATTGCATGGGACTACCTGCTAGAATATACAAGACCATTAGAAGCTAAAGCCAACATTGCTGAACTGCGTGTAGACTTTATGGGCAGAAGGATAAACTTGTATGGGGCAGATAACCCTGACAGTCTGCGTGGAATCTA